CGCCACAAGGCTCGTCACTTCGCTGGCGACGCGGGTGAATACTCCGCTAAGAGCCTGGAACCCGTCGATGATCGCCCGCCCGATTTGGATGCGGGAAATCGTGTTGAGGTTCTTAGCCATCCCGTCGAGTTGCGTGTCGGCCGTCTTTGCCGCCTTGCCCGTGCCGTCGAGGTCACGCTGGGCTTTCTCCATCGCGCGGTTGAACGTCTCAAGAGAGATGCGCCCAGCATTGAACTGCTCGCGGAGTTCCGCCGTCGCCCGCTCGTAACGCTGCTGCGGCGTAATGTTTGCCTCGGTGATCTGGGCAGCGCGGCGCAAAGAAACAACTTGCTTCTCCGCAGCCTCACCGACTTTGGCAAACTCAGCGGCAAACGTGCGGGCGTCGATCTCGCCTCGCTTCAGGCTGGCCGTCAGTTCTTCGATTGCCTTCGACGTGTCTGCCTGGGCACGGGCCGCAGCCTCGCTCGTGCCTGCGAAGTCCGTGAATGTCTTGGTCACGTCCTCCGCGTTCTTCGCCAAGGCGTCCAGCGCCCGCTCCACGGGCGAAAGACTCTGCCGAACGCCCGTAGCGTCCGCAGAAATCTTCATCGCCAGTGAGAGCACGTTCGCCATCAGTCGAATCCAAGCTGTTTCTTCAAGTCCAAAATCACGTCGCGGGCCTGCACCTCGTGCTGCGGGGCTTCTTCGACCGGGATGAAGTCGCTAGCTCGCGGTGCCTTGCCCTTCTCGCTGTACGGAGCCAGGATCGCCGAGACAGTCAGGCCCGTTTCGGCCCAACTGTCAGGGATCGCGTGGTAGTACCGCGTGAAAGCCATCCACTCGCCAAGCTCGCGCGACGACATACGCCGCTCGATCTCGCTTACCGTCATGCCAAGATGCCCCGCCAGACGAAACAGGAACCGTCGCGTCGGGCGGATGTTCAGTTTTTTGCCAGTTCCTCCACGTCGCTTTCGCTCATCGCGTTGTGCTTCATCGCCTTGTCGAACAGCTTCGACACGACCTTCGCCGACTTGCCTGCCAGCTTCTCGATGCCAGCGTCATCGAACAGCCGCTCGCCGGTCTCGGGATGGCAGAGGCAGCGTGCGAGGAACTTCGTGCGGAAGTTGTCGATTCCCGTTTCCTTCTTGCCGATCCATTCACGCTCGTAGGCGTCACGCTCACCCACGGTCATCACGCGGATGCCGAGGGTCATGTTGCCCCACTCCTTGACCGTGACCTTGAGGATGCCGAGGTCTTCGGCGGCGAGGATCTGGGCTGCGAGTTCTTCGACTGTGAGGGCCATGCTTGCTTCACTCCTGAACGATGCGAAATACGCTTTTGAGGCGATACACGTCGTTCACCTTGCCAGTGATGTCAAGCGTCTGGCAGATGGCTTTCGTGGTCAGCGTGAGCCCGCCCCCAGAGAAGGAGAGCAGCCCCTTCGTGCCGTACTCGCTGAGCTTCATCGCAGCAGTCGAGAAGCTGGCTAGCTCTACCGTGCCAGCGTCAATCGCCCACGGCTTGCCGCCGCTGACGCCACGCGCAAGCGGCAGAGAACCGCCAGCACCGACGCGGAACTCGGACACTTCTCCGATCTCAGTGCCGCGCCAGTTGACGGTCACCCCGGTGCAATAGCCAGCCATGACGGGCCTCCGTCAGGGCGACTACACGCGGGCGATACGGATCGTCGCCTGACCCCGGATCGCGTCGTTCACCGCCAGCGTCAGCGTGCTGGAGTTCACCGTGTAGGCCACGCCAGCAAGGAGCGAAGTGCCGCCCGTGCTGATCGCGCATGTGCCCGTCGCACCGTCCGCGATGATGCTCTTGCCGAGGTAGTTGAACTGCACCGAGCGACCCGTGTCGGTCGTGCTGCCCTTCAGCGGGCGGTCGATGGTCGCAAGCTGGGCACCCGTGGTCAGACCCAGATGGCTTACGTCGATCTTCTCCTGGTCGGCGTTCGGATCGTTGTACGTGATGACGACGTTCGTGATGGTGTAGTTCGTCGCACCCAGCGAGAGGGACGTTCCAACGCCATCATGGGGAGTGGCTGACATTTCTAAGTCTCTCCTAGTTCTCGACCCACATCACGGAATACGTCTGCGTCACGCTGTAGACCGGCGGCATTTCGCCGCCCGCCAACTGCACGAACCCGTCCGCCTCATTCGTGAGGCTGACGTTCTTCACTACGACCGATTCTGACTCGCTGGTGCCGTACCCATCCAGAACGAGACGGCACTTGTCGGCGAGGTCTCTTACTGCCTCGTAGGTCTCCGCGAAGCAGTCCACCGTCAGGATCACGGTCGGCATCCCCATCGGGCCAGCCAGTGTCTGCTCCCGCTGGACGCCCGACCGCCGCCATGTGATGAACGGCAGATTCGCCGTCGCCGGGGCGATCACGGGATACACGCCAGTGCCCACCAGAGCCGCCACGGCGGCATCGGCAATGAGGGCTGACCGGCAGACTGCCTCGGGGCTCTTGAGCGGCATGGGGCACTATGCCACGCCCGCCGGCAGGGCTTGCAGCCTAGGCGGGGCCGAGGGTGTCGGTGCCGGTGACAGAGCCTTCGTTGCGGAACCGCAGTGCCGCCCACGCCTGCCCCAGCGTCAGCGAGAGTTCCCGCTGGAGGTACTCGGCGACTTGCCCTTGGGTCTGGTTCCACGCGGTCTGTACCGGCGGCTGCCCAGACTCGCCGCCGACCGGCATCGCCGGGATGACGATGGGCGTTTTTGACTTCTTGAAAAAGGCGTTTGGGTACGCCGGATCGGTCTGCACGCGACCCTGCCCGCCGGTATCTTTGAGCATCTTGAACGGGCCGAGCCGGTTGAAACTCGAAGCGATGTAGGCATTCTGCCCGCTCACCCAATGCACGACACCCTTGCCGCGAACCGTCTCCTGCCGCCCGTTTCGCACGCGAACGAACGGCTTCGTCGGAGACTTCCGCTGGTACGGCTCGTTCGAGAACTTACCGACGCGGCGTTGCTTCGTCCCGAACTCCAGCCACCATTGGTGGAACGCCCGGTCTGGCCCCGCCTGCACCGTGCCGCCTGCCGCACTGCTGCTGCCAGCCGCACCCGCGCGGTTGTATCCAATGAGTCCGACCGCGACGCCGGTCTGCTTGTATTTGACGATCTTGTAGTTCACCGCCCGCTTCAGGTTCCCGGTCGGGCCGACCGGCGTCACCTCGCGCAGCCGCAGATACGCGGGCCAGATCGCCTTCTCGATGGCATCGCCCAGCACCTCGGCGGCTTCCGCCTTTGGGAAGAACGCCCGGATGTTGTCGCGGAGCGACCGAAGTTCTTCGGTGTTGATGTTGAGTTGGATGCCAGCGACAGCCATCAGACCGTCTCCTGGCAGAGCAGTTCATGCTCGCTGCGATTCTCCCGCTCGAGGATCGAGATGATCTCGAACGTGCGACCACGCCACGAAATCCGCATCCGCTGCGTCAGCCCGGCGAGATACCGCATCCGCACGCGGTGCGAAATCTCGGTTTGCTGCTGCCCAGCCAGCAGGAACTCCCGAGCCGTCACGCCTTGGACGCTGGCCCACACTTCCGCGAAGGTCTGGTCGTAGACCGGCACCATCTCGCCCATCGCGTTCTTCGTCTCGCGGTAGGCCAGCACGGTGATCCGCTCGCGGAGGTCGCCCGCCTTCATCAGACGATGCTCCCCTCGCCGACGATGACGATCTTGTAGGTCGTGCCCACGGTCGAAGCCACGTACAGGCTCGCCGCCGTCGTGCCAGCCGCCGTCGGGTTCGTGCAGAGCAGCACGCCACCGGGCGGCACGCTGCCCGCATACGCCCCCGTCACGGTCAGCGTATTGCTCGCGTGGGTGTTTTCGATGAACAGCACCTTCGTCGCCGTGAACGCAATCGTCACCGCAGCCCCGTCGCGGGTGTCGCTCAGCGACGAAAGCTGGAACGTGTCCGTGCCGCCAGACGTGACCGAGTCGCTGTAGATCACCTGCGCCTGATTCGCCGCCGTGCCATCCGTGAGGGCGAGGAAGTAATCCGCCTTCGTCACGCGGGTGTTCCGTGCAATGTCGGCGGTGTCGGTTTCGATGCCGACGATGCGGCAGAGGATCTCGGCTGACAGGCTCATGTGTATGACCCCCACGACACGCTATCGAGCAGCCGCATCGCGGCGGCTGGCATCTGACCGTCGCCACGCTTTTCGTACAGTTCATGGACGCACATGAGCAGAGCCGACTTCACCCGCTGCGGCACGCTCGCCGCGTCGCCGTAGCCCGCCCACCACGAGACCGTCACGGAGTTCTGGTCAAGCAAGTGCGAGGGCCACGAACCGCCGTAGAGCGTGCGGATGACGCCCGGTGTCGAGTCGCGGTCAACCCGGTACTCCGACGCCGAGAGCGTCGCCGTGCCGCCAGCCTCGCCCGTCACGTACGTGATCGTGACAGAGGTTGCCGTGCCGGATGCAATCATCGGCGGGCGGGGCAGTTCGATCTCGCCGGGAAAGGCGTCGAGCTTCATCACGAGTTGCTGCGTCACGAGAGCCCGGTCGATGTAGTCCTCGACCCATTCGCGGGCGGTCGTGATGTAGCTCTGGATCAGCGCATCGTCTGCCGACGTATCGACGCGGCAGTGAGCCTTCGCCTCTGCCAGTGTCACTGGCTCCACCGCCGGGGCGGTCACACGTTTCAGGCTGCGGTAGCGTCTCATCCCTTGCGTCGCCTCCTGGGCGTGATGTCTGCCGACTCAGCGACCGGCTCCACGCTCGCCGTCTCGATCAATGACTGCTGATCGTTCCGCACCTCGGTCGCGTATTCCCACGCGATGAGGCTCTGAGCCTGCCGCTCGGGAAGGTCGATCACCTCGCCGGGCTTGTAGGCACCGTGTGCCCGTGCCATCCGTATTTTCATTCGTCACCCACCTTCCATGCAGCCTTCGGCGGCTTCCGCGTCTCCTGCCATTCGTTGCAATACTGAAACACAGGCTGTCCGAGTTCCTGGCTGGGCCACGTAATCACGTACTCGCCGTGCCCGATGCAGACGCGGGGCGTGATGTAGAGGCGGTTGCCGCACGCCTTGAATTGCTTCCAAAACGAGATGTCGGAATCGACGCGACCTTCGCCCCAGCCACCTTGCGGATCTGGCTTCTCGTGGAACCACGGCTTCGCCATCCGCCGCAGGGCAGCGGTCGAGATGATCGTGCAGCCGAAATGCGCGGTGTCCACCTGTTGAACCGGGGCACCGAACCACTCACGCGGCACCTGAGTCACGCCGCCAGCCGGAGGATTGTCGAGCGTGTCGAGCAGCGTGAGCATCGGGCGACCGTCCTCCCGCTTCGTCTGGAGCGGAGCCAAGGCGTCGCACTGGAACGTCATGGCGAGGGCGAAGAGATGCTCAATGTTCTCCTTCGACACGAAGGAATCCATGTCCAGCGTGATGATGTACTCGGTGGTCGGCTCGAACTTCTCTAGCATTCTGGTGACGACCTGCGCCCAGTACGCCCCCTGCCCGAGTGTGGGGCGGATGTGCAGCGGCATCATGGCTTCGATGAAGCCGAACACGTTGATGAGCGGGCCAAAGCGTGGACCCGACAGGATCGCCTCGCACCGCACCTCGACCGACGAGCCGCCGACTTGCACGAGCATGGATTTGCACCTGGAGAAAACAGAAAACGGCGGGGAGGCTCGCGCCTTCCCCGCCGCTCACTGTGCCTGTCGTGTCAAGCGAATCAGCCGACCGCTTGGCTGTTCACGCCCTTGTCGGAAGCCGACACAGGGCCAGCCTCGCCCTTGCTCAGGCGAGCGGTCGTGATGACGCCGCACGTCGAAGCCGGGGTCGCGTACACCGTGAGGTACCGCTTCTTGCCCTTGAGGTCGATGTCGAACCGATGGGCGTAGCCGACGCCGCCAGTGGCCGTCGATCCGGCAGCGACCGTGAAGTCAGTGCCAGCGACGAAGCCGCTGATGTTGGTCTGGCCCGACCCGCTCGTGTCGCTCTGGGCAACCCGCAGCACATTGGCAGCGGTCGTGGGACCGGCGGCCGAGGTGAAGGGGCTGAAGAGAACGTCG